CAAGTTCAGCCCCAGCATTAAATGGTACTGAAATTAGATTTGGATATAATGTTAATAGCTATATTTACGCTGGAGCTTCTAATAATGCTTTCTTAACAAGCTCAAGTTTAGGAGGTGGTTCAGTTGGAATATTATCAACTGCTTTTACTTTATCAACACTTTCTGAAGGTATTATAATGAACAGCGACAGTTCTCAAGACTCAGCTGGAGCATTACCAAGTGGATCAACAGATAATATTCGTTATCAAATTACTAGCGCTAATACATCTTCTGGAACATTTGATTTATTAATTCGCAAAGGTGATGACACTACTTTAGAACCAACTGTTTTAGAAACTTGGACTAATTTATCTTTAGATCCATTTTCATCAAACTATGTATCTAAAGTGATAGGTGATCAGTATTATACTTTACAAACTGATTCAAGCACTGGAACAAAATATTTACAATTAACTGGTAATTACGTAAACAAATCAAAATATGTAAGAGTAAGTGCTGTTAATTATACAACTCCAAATTATTTTGATAATAATGGATCATTTAAACCAGCATATACCGCTTCTTTACCTATTAATGCTAGTGGTGCATTTGGTGGAGCTGTTGGAACTATAATGGGTGGAGCTAATTTTTATAATAGTATTAATGGAAGTAATACTCAAGGTTTAGTAGGATCTAATTATAATGATATGATCGCTTTATTAGCTAACCAAGATGATTACAAATATAATGTGATATTAACTCCTGGTTTATATGATGCTGGCTATACTTCTCAAGTAACTCAAATTATAACCAATACTCAAAACAGAGGAGATGCTATTTACGTTATTGACCCAGTAGCTTATGGAGCAGGAAGTGTTACAACAGTTACAACTCAAGCCGCTACTAGAAATACATCATATGCTGCTGAATACTGGCCATGGTGTCAAGTTCAAGACCCAGCTACAGGACAAAACGTTTGGGTACCAGCTTCAACTGTAATAGGTGGAGTATACGCTTACAATGATAGTGTTTCTGAACCATGGTTTGCACCTGCGGGTATAAACAGAGGTGGATTGTCTCAAGTGATTAGAGCTGAAAGACGCTTACCACAAGGTGATAGAGATGTATTATACCAAGGAAAAGTAAATCCAATTGCTACATTCCCTGGAACTGGAGTAGTAGTATACGGACAAAAAACATTACAAACTCAAGCATCAGCTTTAGATCGTGTAAATGTTCGCCGTTTGTTAATTTCTCTTAAGAGCTATATTTCTCAAGTTGCTAATAACTTAGTATTTGAACAAAATACAAACGCTACAAGAAATCAATTCTTAAGCCAAGTTAACCCATACTTAGAAAGTGTTCAACAAAGACAAGGATTGTATGCGTTTAAAGTAATAATGGATGATAGCAATAACACACCAGCTGTAATTGATAGAAACCAATTAGTAGGACAAATTTATTTACAACCTACTAAAACTGCTGAATTTATTTACTTAGATTTCAATGTTACACCAACAGGAGCAACTTTCCCAGCATAAAAATCAATTATATAGATATTTATAATAAATAAAAAGACATGGCAATACTAGACGCAAACGAAATATTTTTCACAGCATTTGAACCAAAACAAGCTAACAGATTCATCCTTTATATGGATGGTGTTCCTAGTTACTTAATTAAAGGAGTAAACGCTGTAACATTAACTCAAGGTGAAGTAACATTAAACCATATTAACGTATATAGAAAAGTTAAAGGTAAAACTACTTGGGGTAATATACAAATGACATTATTTGACCCGATTACACCTTCAGGTGCTCAGTCAGTAATGGAATGGGTTCGCTTACACCATGAATCAGTAACTGGTAGAGATGGATATTCTGATTTCTATAAAAAGGACTTAGTAATAGACGTTTTAGGACCAGTTGGAGATATTGTAGGAGAATGGATTCTTAAAGGCGCATTTATAACAGAAGCTAACTTCGGTGATTACAACTGGGATACAGAAAACCAAGCGGTAAACCTTACAATGACTGTAGCTGTTGATTACTGCGTATTAAACTTCTAATCCAGAAATTACATTTTAAAAGAGCTCGCAAGTTTTGCGAGCTTCTTTTTTCTTTATATATTTATATATGACATTAAAGTTATAACAAATAAAAGATATGGAAAATAAATTTTCAACCCCAACAGAAACTGTTGACTTACCTTCACAAGGTTTAATCTATTCTGAATCATCTCCTTTATCAAGTGGTAAAATTGAAATGAAGTATATGACTGCTCGTGAAGAAGACATACTAACTAACCAAAACTACATTAGTAAAGGTACGGTATTAGATGAGTTAATTAAATCACTTATTGTATCTGACGTAAGTTATGAGGACCTAATAGTAGGCGATAAAAACGCCTTATTAGTAGCAGCTCGCATACTAGGATATGGTAAAGATTATAAATTTGAATGGGATGGTGAGGAATATAATATTGACTTAACTACTATTGAAAATAAACTTATTAACCCAAAACTATTTAAAAAAGGTGTAAATGAATTTAATTTTACTTTACCATCAACAGGAACTGAAATAACATTTAAATTATTAACAGGTGCTGATGAGAAGAAAATTAATGCTGAGTTAGAAGGGTTAAAGAAAATAAACAGAAACGCTTCACCGGAAATATCTACTCGATTAAAATATCTTATTACATCAGTTGGTGGAAATAGAGATCCTAAAGATATTAGAAGTTTTGTTGACCAACAATTGTTGGCTCGTGACTCCAGAGCATTAAGGGAGTATATAAAGGAGGTGCAACCAGACGTAGATCTGACCTTTTTTCCAGAAGGAAGCGATGAGAAAGTCTCAATTCCAGTTGGACTTAGCTTTTTTTGGCCTGACATCTGAGATAATCCCAATAGTTAGATCTAATTTATTTACTCAAATTCATGAAATAGTTTTTCATGGCCAAGGTGGTTATGACTGGGCTACAGTCTATAACATGCCTTCTTGGCTTCGCAAATTTACTTTCCATAAGTTAAAAGAACACTATGAAAAACAAAATGAATCACAAAATGAAGATTTAGGTTCTCAAACTAGTGGTATTAAAGAAGGAAAAGTTGAACTACCATCACACTTTAAAGGTAAACTAGGTAAAGCACCTAAATATTAATTCTTTATTTATTTAATATTTATCATATATACCTAAATTATGGCATTATCTAAAGAAGAAGCAAAAGAATTAGCAGAACAACTGAAAGTAATAGAAAAACTATCAGCTAGTCTTAATAAAAATATTAACACTACTAATTTAAAAGATTTAGAAAAAAATGCTGGTGTTATTAAACATTTATTTGAATCTTTAAATGAAGAATGGGATGAAATTACAGCCGATATTTCAGCCGCGGCTATTGGTTTTAAACAAATAACCCAAGAAGTTACTAATCAAAATATTGGTATTAGAGACTCTGTAAAAGGCTATAATAAATTATCATCTATTTCAGAAAAAATCCAATTCCATCAAAGAGGAATATCTGATTTATCTACTAAAGAAATAAAAAAGTTAACTGAACAAGTAAAAAAAGAAAAAGTAAGACTTGAGAATGCTCAAGAATTATTAAAAACTAAAGCAAAAGATTTTGAAGCAGATAGAATTAGTAATCTTAGTCTCCAAAATAATTTAAAAGCTCAAATTGATAAGTTAAATAAAAAGAAAGATATAACTGAAAAAGATCTTAAATTAGCTGATGAACTTGATGCAAAATTAAAAAAATCTTTAAAAGCTTACGAAAAAATTAATGAAAACATCAGTAAAAACGCAGCGGCATTAACCCAAAATGCAGCTATAATAGCTGATGAAGATGAGTTATTTAAAGGTTTAGTACTTACATTACAAAGAGTAGGAGACGAAGTAGCAGAAATTGATAGTCTTCTTGGTTTAGGTGGAGCAGCAGCCCAAGGTTTAAGCTCAGCTTTAAGTGGATTAGGATTTTCAGAATTAGCTACTAAACTTGGTATAGATGAGGCTAATGAAAAAATGAAAGAATTAGCTGAAGAAATTAGAAAAGCTGATGGAGATACTAATACATTCGCTAATAAATTTAAAGTATTAAAAGCAGGGATTGGTTCAATGGGTAAATCACTCATGGAAAATTTAAAAGATCCATTAGCTGTTAGTACATTTTTTGTTGATCAACTTATAAGTGCATTTACAGTTTTAGACGACTCAGCGGGTAAATTAGCTAAAAACTTTGGTATATCATATAAATCTGCTTTAGGAATATCAGACTCATTAAACACAGCTGCTAATAAATCTTATTTATTAAATGTTACCACTGCGGGTTTAACAGAAGCTTTCATTGAATTAAATAATCAATTTGGAACATTTGCTAATATAAGTGAAGAAGCATTAACCTCATACACTCGATTAACACAGGAAGCAGGTGTTACTTCTGAAGCTGCTAAGGCTTTATTTAGCACTACAGTACTAACTGGAAAAGAAGTTGAAGCATCTACCTCAGAATTCCTAGGTCAAGCAGCTGCTTTAGCAGCCTCTAAAGGTTTAGCTTTAAATGAAAAACAAATATTAGAAGATATACAACATATATCTAAAGCTACTTTACTAACATTAGGTGGACAACCTGAAGAACTAGCTAAAGCAGTTGTTGAATCTAAAGCATTAGGTGTTAGTTTAGAAAAAGTTGAAGCTATAGCTGGTTCACTACTCCAATTTGAAGACAGCATATCAGCTGAATTAGAAGCTGAATTATTAACAGGCAAAGAACTTAATTTAGAAAAAGCTAGACTAGCTGCTTTAAATGGAGACATAGCTACAGTAGCTTCAGAAATAGCTAAACAAACAGGAACAGCAGCAGACTTTACTAAAATGAATGTTATTCAACAAGAAGCATTAGCTAAATCTGTTGGAATGACTCGAGAAGATTTAGCTCAATCTTTATTAGAAAGAGAAGCAATGGCTAGATTATCTGGAGTAGAAGGTAAAAGTGCTAAAGAAAAATTTGATAATTTAGTTAAAGAAGTAGGATTAGAAGAAGCTAAAAAACGTTTAGGAGACGAAAATTTAGCTAATTTATACTCAGGCCAGAATATACAAGAAAGATTTGCTGCTTCTATGGAGAAATTAAAAGAAGTATTTGTATCATTAGCAGAACCATTAATGCCTGTTTTAGATGTATTCATGGGGATATTTGATGTAATAGCTCCAATAGTTGGGGTATTAGGACAAATGGTTAAATGGACTGTACAATTAGGTAAATACTTATTGCCTATATATGGTATATATAAAGGTATTCAAATAATACAAACATCTACTTTAGCTGTAAATAGAGCAAATTATGCTCTTAAAGCTTTACAATTAGGTCAAGAATCTTTTATTTCACGTGAAAAAAAGGTTCAAGGAATAATGGAAAAACAAAGTCTTGGAACTAGAGTAGTATACAACGCGCAATTATTATTAAGTTTAATAAAAGAACAAGGAATAACTGGTCTTAAAACTTATGCTTTAACATTAGATGAAAAGAGTTTAGCTAAAAAAGTAATAATGGCTAGCTTTAGTGCTGCTGAATTTGTTAGAGAAAAAATAACATTAGGATGGAAGAGAACAAGAAACTTATTAGAGGTTGGATACAATGCTCTTAAATTACAAGGAGCAACAATATCTAAAACAGAATTAATTAGAAATATAGGTACAGCAGCTATGTCAGCTATATCATCCCTTTCTAAAATCCCAGTTATTGGTTGGGCTTTAGGTTTAGCAGCAGCAGGTGTTTCTGTAGCTTTAGGTTATAAATTCTTAAAAGGTAATGACGTTATGTCTGCTGGTAAAGGATCAAATGGATATGGTAAACGTACTTTGTTAGCACCTGAAGGAGCAATAGCGTTAAATGATAAAGATACTGTTATAGCAGGAACTGACTTAGAAGGTAAAGGTAAAGGTAAAGGTAAACAACAAGCACAACAATCTTCTTCACCATCTATTAATTTACAACCTATGATAGACAAACTATCAGCTGTAGAGAATGTACTTAATCAAATACTAAATAAAAATAGTGATGTATATATGGATTCTACAAAAGTAGGAACAGCACTAAACATAGGTTCTGTTCAGATTCAATAATAGCTAATATTTATAATAAACCTTTAAAACATAAAAATCATGGGACTACTAGACATACTAACAACACAAGGATCACTACTAACAAATACTGATGGTCAAACTCCAACTGCATACAACCAACAAGTATCAGTTTTAGACCCAGCATCATTAGTAGGATCTCAATTAGATTTAGACGGTCAAACTCCTCCAAAATATATTGATAACTTACCAGGATAATGGGATTAATTGATTTAAGAACTGATCTTAAATCTCTCAGATATGGTAATGATCAAAGAGGAGGTGGTTCAAGTAACCAACCTTACATTACCACTCCCATACCTGAGGGTTTTGCTCCAACGTCAGCAGATTTTCTACTACGTAATGGATACTTAAACCCTGTTAGCTCTTTCCAGGATGTAAAAAGATTATCTAAGTTCTTTACTGATACAAAAACTCCTAGTGGGGTATTGTTTACTATTAAACAACAATTATTAGAAAGACAAAATCCTAAATTAGTTAACATTAATAGAATTTATAATCCATTAGGAACATTAGCCCAAGCTGGTTTAAATTCTTTAGGTTTTCATTTTAATAAACAAGGATTAAACCCAGTAGAACCATCATATTTTAATGGTGGTACTTATGGTTATTATTATGCTACTAAAGGATTAGGAGTAAATCCACAATCTCAATTCTTACAAGGTGAAGGATATGAAAATAGATTAACTTTAGCATATACTGCTAAAGTAGAAAAAAAACCATTAGGTTCTTTATCTATTAATCCTTTTGGTATATCAAATTTTGCAGGTGAAGGTATATTATTATCATATCCTGGTGGCCCAAACTCCCCATTAGGATTAGGGGTAACTAATATTAGAATTCAAAATCCTACTCGCACAGTAGATTTACCTAAAGATAGAACAATATTTGGCCTTAAATATGGTGGTACAGATATAGCTAATAAAAATTATTTAACATATCTTGGTACTCCAACTGTTAATTGGGTCTATGATCCTTCATATAGTAACGGAGTATCTAATACAACTATATCGGAATTAGACTTAGAAGGATACTCAGACGCATTCTACCCTAATAATAGTGTAGACGCTGTATTAAACCGAGATACCTCAACTAATATACCACCTAACTCAGGTAGAGGTGACAAGAGTAAGTTTAATTTAAATAATGGGTTATTAAAAACAGATCTTAATTACTTAAGACCAACAGGCGTAACATCAGCTAATGTTAATTGGATATACGATTCTAAAAGAATTGACTCTGGATCAGCTGTGTTAAATAGAGATGTAACTGTTAATAAACCTGAAGATAGAACAGCTAATAAATTTAATTTAAATGATGGACTACTAAAACTTAGCCCAGATTATTTAAGACCAACAGGCGTAACATCAGCTAATGTTAATTGGGTATACCAACCTATTAAACAATTAATGACTGATGCTAGACAAAGATTAGAGTCTAACGCTAAAATAGTTAGTAACATATCAGAAGAAGATGCTAAAATTGTTTCTGATGCATTGTTAACTAGAAAGGGAGCAGGTGGAAAAGATGCTCCTAAAACACTTATCCCTTCAAAAACAATATTAGAGCATAAAAGATCTGATGGAATTATTGATTCTAATAAATTAACAGAAGCATCTGATAAGTATGCAAAAGAAACTAATGTTCAACTTCCAAGTACTATAAGTAAAAATCTTTCTAAAAAAGCACCAAAACCAGAACGTTTCTCAGATGCAGCTATAATTGATAATGGTGGAACAACTCTTTTAGAATCATTAAATCCATACTACAAAATCAATACAGTTCCGGATCCTCAAAATCCATCTGAAGGTGGAACATTAGTCCCTGCCCCATATCCTAATATAGCTGAATTTAATAGAGAAACAACATATGGAACATCAGTTACATCATTTTATACAGATAGACCTCAATTAAATAATGACTCTATAAACTCAGATTACATACAACAACAATATGTTCTAACAACTGATAAAGATGGAGATGCTATAAATGATTTAAAAGATAAAGACTTAATTAGATTTTTCTTTGAAATTAATAATAATGATGCTGTTCAAGATGAGCAAAACTTTTGGTTATTCTTTAGAGCTTATTTGAATGAATTTGGAGATGATTACAAAGCAGAATGGACTTCTTACAAATATGTAGGAAGAGCTGAAAACTTTTATAAATACGCTGGCTTTTCTAGAACAATTTCATTATCATTCACAGTATACGCTCATTCAAGATTAGAAATGAAACCTATTTACCGAAAATTAAATTACCTTGCTGGTGTGACTGCCCCAAATTACTCAGAAGCTGGTTATATGAGAGGTAATTTTGTTAATGTAACTGTAGGAAATTATTTAAATTCTGTACCTTGTATTATTGAAGGTGTAAGTTTAAAACCATCATTCGATGCAGGATGGGATTTAAATAGAGATGTAAACGGAAAAATTATAAGTAGTGGTGGACAAGTAGAACAACCAAGTGGAGAAACTACTGCAGTTGAAGGAACAGATGCTGATGTAGGACAATTACCTAGAATGATTGATGTAACTTTAAACATTACACCAGTACATGCGTTTACTCCTAGATTCCATGCCCAATTTATAAATACACCAATGAATGATCCTCAAGCTGTTATCTAAAAATGAATAAATACCAAAACATACCAGTGATAAAGAATACTCAAGGTATTAGAT